TCGGGGCCAATACCCGCCATGCGAGCAAGCGCGTTCTGCGCTTCGATGCCCGTCTCGCGGAACGGCCGCGACAGTTCTTCCTGCCTTGCCAGCGCTTCGCGCTGAACGGCGGCTGCTTCTTGAGTAGCACGTTCTTGCGCTCGAGCGGCTTTGCTAGATGCGCGGGAGGATGAAACAGCGCCGATCGCGGCGCTACCTAAAACTGCTGCAGCGGTGCCAATGCCCATTTATGCGACCTCTTTGAAAAACGTGCGTTCCATCGGACGGAACCCCTTGCGGGCGTATAACTTTTCCATCTGCGGTGCCCGTTCGTCTTCTAACGCAATCATGAACAAGGCGGACACACCTTGCTCATTTGCCCATGCTTCTATTGCATCATACATTGCTTGTCCAGCGCCATGCCCTCGGGCCTCGGGCGCGAGCCACCACCACAGCTCCTGCGCGACAAAGTGCGAGGGGCTGAAGTACATGGGGTAAGCCAGAGCGCCGGCGATGCCGACCGGGCGCCCGTCGACTTCCGTAATCCACATGCCGGCAAGCGGATTCTCGAGCGCCGATTTGTAGAATTGGCTAAAGCCTTCCGGGTCAAACGGAATAACCTGGTGCATGGGGCTCGCGTCATGGAACGCCTGCCCCATCGGCAGATACGCCGGCAGATCCTCAAGCGTAGCGCGGCGGACGATCATGACACCTCGCGCCCGGAAGATCGGATGTTGATGGCCGACGCCGTGCCCGCGATCGTCGAGATGAACCCGCCCGGTGCGAGGGCAGCGCCTACAATCTCAGGGAACGTGTACGTCTCAGACGGCTGTAGCGATTTGGTCTTAACGATCAAGTTTTGGTTGCCAGCGCCATCTAACGCAGTCACAAGGTTGACCGAGATAGTAGCCACAGATGCGCTGTAATTCGTGGCAGTAAACTTGTCGATAATGGTCGTGACGCCATTCGCGGTGTACTGCGTTGTTTGGGTGTTCTCGGCAATCTTTGCCGGAATCAGCACTCTGACATTAACTGCCATAGATCACCTAGGGAATAGTAAATTTGAATCGAACGCGGCCCTTAGACCCCGGCCTGCCGGGATCGCCGCCTTCTACGGGGTCGCCACCGTCGCCGCCAGCGCCGCCGACCAAGTTGCCAACGCCGAGCACAGCCGCGCCGCCAGCTTGCGTAAACGCCGCTCCGCCTGCACCGTTGGTGTTAGTCGTGTTGCCGCCAGAGGCGACGCCTGCCGCACCCTGCTTGCTTCCGTTAATACCAACGCCACCAAAGCCGCCGCCGCCTCCGGTGCAGATCATCTCTGCAAGGGCGTAAGTGCCCGCCGACGCCGACGACACGCCTCCAGAACCGCCTATGGGGTCGCCTGCGGTGCCGTTGTAACCAGCGCCGCCTACCGAGTACGCAATCGTCTTCAATGCATCGCCGCCGCTCAAAACCAGTATGGTCTTGGCGTATCCGCCGCTACCACCGCCACCGCCGGGATTTTCTTGGGGCTCGTAAGCAAACTCACCAAAGATGTTAGTTACGGTTCCAAAGCCACCGCCACCGCCGCCACCCCACACTTCGATGGTGACGCCCGTCGCGCCGGTGGGAATCGTGACTGTCCCTGACCCCTCAGAGAAGTCAAATACGCCGGCACCGGCTCCCCCCGTCGTGCCCGCAATACCCGCAACTAGAGTCGCGCCGCCCATTACGACAAGCCTGCTCCGCTAATGAGCCAAGCGGTGCTGCCAATCTTGACGCAAGTCGCCAAGCCGTTCTGCGCCAAGGTGCGCGTGCCGGTCGTCGTGCTATTCGCCAGTGTCAGCGTGTCGGTCGTAATCGCAATCGAGAGCGGCGACGAGTTGACGTTGACGATAATGATGACCGTACCGACAGGAAACGCGACCGCCGAGTTTGCCGGAATGGTCAGCGTCTTGGACGTGCCGTTCATTAGGATGGACTTGCCGCGATCGGCAAGCACCAACGTGTAGTTGTCGGTCTTAGACACTTGCGGGGCTTCTCGATAGCCCACGGCAAAGTTAGCGCTAACGGTATCGTTGTCCGGTATCAGCGGTGTGCCGGTAAAGGTAGGCGAAGCAATCGGTGCGTAGGTTGCAGCAGCCGTAGCCGCAGTCACCGCGTTGGTGATGCCGTAGCCCGCCAACGTCGTCGGCGTGCCGGTAATGACTGACCACGGCACGGCGCCTGTCGATATGTCATTGACGCCTGCAATATCGTCGTATTCGCCGATTTGCACGTCATTGGAATCAGTCAGTACAAACTTGTACTTGACCCCCTCTGCCAGCCACATGTCTTCGGGCAGGCGACCGCCGCTATCGAGCACAATCGGGTTTGAGTTAGACGACGAGCCGCTGATGGACGTATACGTCACACGCGGCGTGGTGGTGCCCGCGTCGTAGGTGTAAATCTTTCCGCCCGACAGGACGCTGCCGTCGTCGGTGAAAAATTGCGCCCCGGCGCCTGCGAAGGCTGAAAGATAAACGGTCATAAAATCCTCATGCGTCAATCAGCAGACAGTTATTGGGAGCGGCTTGCATAATAACCCAGTTTGTGCCATTGGAGACGAGCGTGGCCCAGTTTCCAGCCACGTTCAGCAATATGCTGTTTTGGGCCGCCCCGCCGCCGAGCGGAATGACGTTGCTGGAGGCCGAGTTCAGCAGTTGAGCCTGCCAGTTCTGAAAGGTTATGGTTCTGCCAGAGTGGCTTGCCGCAGAAGGCAGCGTCACCACGCAAGTTGACCCAGACTTGTTATTGACCAGCCACGTTTCGCCATTAGCAACGGTAAAGTCTGCCGTCTTAACGTAAGGCGGCGAGGTGACGATTTCGCCCGTTGCCTCTTCGTAAGTAGGCCGGACAAACAAAATGCCGTTGCTTGCGGCATTAACAACCGCCGCCATAAACACAATCGGGTTGGGCGGGTCAGGCCGTGTTTTAGTCAGGCCGCCCGTGACAGCCGGGTTGTAATACAGCACCGTGCCGTCTACCCAACCGCCATCGCTTAGACCGCGAGTATCTACGCCCTTGATTTCGCCAAACCAAGTAACGTAGCCCCATGCGTTGTTTGCAATGTTTTGGGTGGCAACGCCCATGATGTACTCGGCTTGCGCGGCCAACAAGCCAGTGGCAGGAGCAGCCAGCAAACCACCCGACGCGCCTACCGCGCCGGTGAACATTACTACTTGGCCCTTGGTAATCGCAGACGATGCCTTGACTCGATAGAACGTCTCTTCGCCAACGTCTTGCACGATGGCGCCAGAGTCTTCCATCACAATCGCTAACGTCTTGGAGCGATCCTCGTTATCCCAATACACCGTTCCCGGTGTAATGGACGGATACGGGCCGGGGTTACGCGCAAACGTTGTCCACGGCAGGTTGGCCTGTTCTAAGGCCGCAAACGTACCGAGTTGCGGTTGGGGCAGCGTGTCTACGGCGTCAGAGATAACTTGGGTCTGCGACTCAAAGTTAGGCTGCGGAACCGGCGCTAACGCCAAGTCCACAGTCGATATGTCGCTCGTACCCGCGCCTGTGATGTTGAACAGATTGTAGAGAAACCGATACCACTCGCGATTGACGAGTCCAGTATTGGCATCCACAAACGGCACGCGGGGTGCCGGTATCTGTGTAATCTTGTCAGGCATTGGTGCCGGTGATTTGTAGCTCGGCACCCATGATGGCGACCTTGACCGGATCAGTGCCGCTGATTTCGTACACGCGGTCGCGCAGTTTGGTCGTCATGCCAAGACGACGGAAGATGGCGCGAGTGCCGTACTGGCCGATGCGACCCATCGACGTCGTGCGCTCGCCGTTCCAAGTGTGACCGCCGTCGTCTGACCAGCGCAGCATCAGTTGCGGATCAGCGCCCACGGTATAGTTCACATCAAGCTCAATGTCTTGGCTCAACTCGGTCTGCAAGATTTGCAGCAACTCGCTGGCCAAAAACTGCTGGTCGTTTAGCGCATAGCCTGACAAGCCAACACCCGTCTCGCAGTCGATCTGCAGCGCGTGATGCGCTGTACGCGTCAGGTTGTTAGCGCCGGTGGGCAACGCGCGCCAGGTGCGCAGCCACTTCTGCGTGACGCCGGCGTCGGCGTAAACGTCGAGGCTGAACGCGTACAGGCGTCCGTTCTCGTAGTCACCGATGATCGGTTGGCCGTCAAACCGAGCGTGGTTGTTGCCGCGATGGCGTTTGAAGTCGCCGTTACGGAAACCGGCGCGTTCATGCCAAGCGCCCGTAGCCGCGTCGAATACCCAAGTCGTGTCGGCGTCGGTAAAGTTCAACACATAGAACGTGTGACCGTCCTGCTGGTACGTGTATGCCACAGCATCAGCCAAGTTGCTGTACTGCTGAATGGCAAATTCTACAGCGTGCGTCGAGATGCGCACGGCTTGATAGCCTTCGGCGCGGTAAACGATGCCTTGGCCTCGAGCGTCTGCGCCGAGCCAGAAGACGGAGTTATCCATCTTGGCTACCGAGTACGGCGCAATGCAGCCGACTTCGTTGTACGCGCCTTGGATGCGCGTCAGCGGGAAGAGCGGGTCGCCCGAGTTGTACCAGACCTCGACGCTGTTGGTGCCAAACAGCCACGCTTCGCGGTGGTCGATGATGAGCGACACCAAACCGTCGGGCGAGCCTTCGGCGCTGGCAAAATCGAGCGGGTCGATCGACAGGCCATCAAGCAGCTGCGTCACCCAGACGCGCTGCGAGTTGGGTTCGTTGAACACAAAGTAGCCGTCGAGATAGCCAACCGTCACGGCGCCGGGAAAGTCTGGATCCGTGATCTGCGCAAACTCTTCAGTTTCCGTGTTGAAAATGTAGCCGTCAGGGTTAGCCGCAATAAAAATTTGCGTGCCGTTGTCAGTCATCGACACGGGGCCGGTGCCACTGACTTCACCCAGCGCAGATGAGCCCGAGCCTTCCGCCAAAAGATCTCCGCCACCTTCCAGCAGAATGTCGCCGCCGTCTTCTAACGCCAAGTCAACTGAGGCGTCAAAAGTCGCATCTACTTTAAAAAACTCGTTGCCCGACACGACGTAAAGGTAATCGCCAAGCGACCACAGCCCTCGAATCGGGCCAGTGCCATACGTGCTTTTCAACACTAAACCTGGGCAGCGCTGCAGATAGGCGGGCTCTTTGCCGCCCTCGCCAATGACTTCGGGGTACAGGTTCACCATCCGGTTGTCGGCAGCGTTGACCGACCGGATGACATACGACGACCCGAGGATCGGCGTCTTCATTAGAAGTTGCCCGTGAAGATGTTAAAGCGCGGACGGTTGACAAGCAGCGCAGCTGGCATTGCCATCACGTCATCCGGGTTGTTGATGCGTTTCAAGTTGCGCTTGCTGTACATTGCAATGCGCTGCACTTGCGGCGACGGCTCTACGCCAAACTCCGGTGCGAGCTCGCATGCCAAGTTGTAGCGAAACGCGCGCAAGTAACCCGGCGGGAACGTCAGATCAGTATCGAGCGCTGCTGGTGTCGTCAACGGACGCACCGACACAAAGTGGAACTCCAGCACTTTAGTGGGTACTGGATAAACGTAAATCTCCACGTTGGGGTAGGTCATGTTGACCCACATCAACTGCGGATACGTGGACGTTACGGTTTTAACGGCAATATTGTTGTATTGCTCGTTATTAATTAGTTTGATGCCGTACGACACGTTGGTCGAGGCGTCACGAAAATAGGTAGCGTCGTCCATCAGGATAGGACGCTCGGCCACAAACGTGCCGGTTGGGCCCATCGTAATCGTACGAATGTTGGGTTGCCAGTTGTATACCTGGTCGATGGTGGAGAACACGGACAGACGCTCCGTGTTCCACGAATCAATCATTTGGTTGAGCGCTGTAAGGGCATCCTGCGACGTCGCGGCCGAAGGCACTTCACCTTCCGCCAACATTCCGATCAGACGCAGCGCACCGTTGATCTGATCTGCAGCGGTGGTGGCCATTAACTACTCCTTACGGCGGCGGCGCGTTCTCAACGCATTAGGGTCAGAAGTCTCCGACGCCGCCATTTCTGACGACGCCGGAGATTCTGAATCATCGGAATCGGATGGGTCAAATTCTTCCCATCCGTGCTCCATATCTTCCCTCGCTTCCAGCCAGGAAATCGCAACCTTTTCCCCGTGCTTGGGGTGGCGAAGATAGATATTCGGCATATTACGAGACGCTGAAGTTGAGCAAATAGACCGGGAACGTGACCGTGTTGGCAAGCGTGCCCGTCGCCGCAGCGCGGATACGGAGACGATCACCAGCTGCCACTACCAAGTTGGCTGCCGTGCCGTTCAGCGACAATACGCGTCGAGCATTAGCAGTCAAAGCGGTGCCACCCGTTGACTTGGTGGTGTTGGCATCGGTCGCCGCCAGCATCGCTGCAGTGCCCGAACCAGACGTACCAAGGTTGGTGATAGTAAACGTAATGTAGTTAGTATCGCTTGCAGCCAGCGCATCAACGCCTGAGAACCACGCAGCCGACAAAACGCCCGACACCGGAGCGATGACGAACACGTCAGCGTTTCCGGTTGTCGCAATCGTTGCGCCCTGCTGCGCTGCGCTAAACCCGCTACGCACGTTGGAATTAACGAGCGTGGCCGAGTCAAGCGAGCCGTTGATAATTGCTTGATCCGCAAAAGCAACACCAATCGCCTGTGTATTAGGCATATCAATACCCCTTTAGGTGGTGCCCTCGGCGAGTTGCCCCGCCGAGGGCGTTGCTATTACGAAACGCGGTAGCAAGTCCAAGTGCCGACGCCGGTCTTGCGGGCACGGAAGTGACCTGAAGTACCGTTGTCAACCTGTCCAGCACCGACGAGCGTCCAGCCCGTGCCGATTGCCACGGTCACGTCGTCCGTTCCTGCGTCAATGTTAATGACGAAGAAATCAAACGCGCTGTCTACCTTTTCGCCCATTGAGGGGAAAGCCAACTCAAGGGCGGCAACGGTCGGCAACGTCAAGTCGCCAGCCGCTCCGTCAAAGGTAAAAAGACCGTTGACCAACTGAGCAGCCGTCGCCGTAGCAGCAGCCGTCAGCGCAGTCGGAGCGCTTTGCGTGAAAAACAGCGGCTCACCAAGATTGCCATCGCCAATCTGATACCCACCAGAACCATTAGGAAGTGCCATTTTTAGTTACTCCTTAAATTTAACCATTAGCCCCAGAGGCGGACAGCCATCTGCGGACGGATCACCGAGTAGCCATACAGCACGTCGATACGGCACGGCATACGGTCGTTGTTAATGTCGTACTGACGAACAACGCGCATGGAGATGCCGTTGTGCACTTGGCGCGAAGCCATGTCAACGCCCTGCGGCATGAGCAAGTCAGCCGTGGCGAAGGCGATCGCATCGCGGTGGTACACAAGGTTCTGCGGGTACTGCGTCGAAGCGCCACCCAAGAACGTCACAGCAGCACTGTTCTGCGGGAACGAATCCACCGTCGCCAAAGCAACGCTCGACGTGTAAATCGCCGGCGAAATCTTGACGTTGGTAAACGCGCTGGCAGCAGCGGTAATGTCCTCAGTGACCACGAACTGCTGGAGCGAGCCAGTTGATTCGCGGGTCTGCGGGTTGACCGAGTACACGTTAGCGATCGTGAACACGTCGCCCTTCTTAAGCGTGTTGCCGGTCGTGCCGTTCAAAGTAATGGTCGCCTGGCCCTGCGTGGAAACCGTACCGTTCACCGTGATGGTGCCCGTGCGGCTGCCGGTCGTGAACTGCTTGATCGACTGCGACATGTTGAGCTCGTTAAAGCCCAGGATGCCTTCGCCGAACATGCCGTTCTTGAATTGCGACGAGATGGTGCTGACCGGGTTAAACAACCCCTTCATGCCCTCGATAAGCGCAGCGTTGGCGGCCGGGTTGACGGTCGCGTAGCGCGGCGACATGACGGCAGCGGCTTCGTTCAGCTTCTGCTGAGCAGCCAACAGGACAGCGGTCGTGCCCGGCGTGGTGCCCGGCGTACCGACTGACTGGTAGATGTTGTTGAACGAGTTAGCAACGTCAGCGTCGATGCTGGAGGCCAACTGGCTGATACGCGGCTTGAGCACGCGCTCGGCAAAGTCGTCCAACTGCATCGTCATTTCGGCGGTGGTGAAGTTCACGCCGATGTGCTTCTGCGAAGCAACCGTCAGGGTCGTGAACTGCTCGTTGTCGTCCTGCACTTGCAGGGCGGCACCGTCGGTCACAAGGGCGCGATCCGGCAGACGGATACGCAGCGTAGTGCCGATCTTGGCGCCTTCGACGGCGTAGCTGCTGTCGTACTGGCGGTTGACGTTACGGGTGATTACGAGGTTGTTCTCGAGGATCTCGAGCGCTTTTCGCGTAATCATGTCAATAGTAAGAATTGTATTAGCCACGAAAGTGTCTCCTAAAAATTGTTAGCGACGTTGACGCGTTTCCCACTGCTTGATCTGGCGTCGACGCTCGGCCTCAATCCACTCTGACGTGCTCATGGCCGTAACCGAGCGGGGGTCAGTCGTTTCATAAGTGCCGGCGCTGGTGCCTCGAGCCGTTACCGGCTTGATCGGCGCGGGAGCGCTGGTGGTTTTCTTGATCGGTATCGGATTGTCAGCCATTTTAGCCTCTATCTTGCCGATCTCTTTAGCCTGAAGGTACGGCGACAAACGGGAAATACGATCGGCTTCGCGCGGGTTCGAGCCTAGGTAATAAGCCAGCTCTGGCCCTACGTCCGACGCCTGAATCGTCTCGGCCATCACGGGCGTAATCGGCAGTGACGGGTTGTACGCGACCTTTTCAAAGTCATCGTATTTGTCCCGCACGGCTTCTTCACGTTCGTGATAAGCCTCCACAAGAGCCATACGCTCGCGCTCGGCCTCGCGTCGGGCGAGGAGTTCAGTTGCTTTGCGCTCGGCCAAAGCCTCGGCATACGCATCTGGATCCAAGTCCTTGCTCGGCAAAGGCGCCGACTCAGCCGCTGGCTGGGTCTTTAACGATTGCTCTCGCTCCCACTTGCGACGTTCCCGTGCAAGCCTCTTGCCGACCATCGCATCTAGCTCTTCTTGAGTAAATGCTTTAGCGGGCTTTTCTTCCGGCAATTGCGTTTCCGCAACAACTTCAGATTCCGGGGCAGCCGTAGCCTCCGGTTCCGGCGCGGATATATCCGCTACAACTTCAGGGACTTGGTTTTCGTCCGTCATACATCTTCCTTACGGAAACCTGGTGAACCGCACCAGTACGGTTTAACAATACTGTATGGCTTCACAGTGCGCAACATTAAGTGCTGCTGTCTGTAATTAGGCCGATGGTTTGGAGGGCGGTCAGTAACGACGCTAATGCTGCGTTACCGCCACGCGATCCCGTGACCGTCTGCTTGGTTTGAGGCGTTTTGCCATAGAAACCCACAGAGGCCGTACCAAGGCTGAAATTCTTGACGTTAGCGCACCAGAACTGCTGCTCGCCGCTACCAAACAAGAAGTTGACCAGATCAATCGGGTTGCCACCCACAGTGACGTTGCCCGAGGTGGTCAGCGATGCAACCAAAGTCACATCAAACGTATTGGTTGTGACGTTGCTGACGGTATAGATGCCATCGGAACTTGGCGTCGTGGTGGATGCACCGCCTGACGTAAAGTCCAGATAAATGCTGTTGCCGCTAGGAATACCGTGCGAGTTAAGCGTTACGGTCACAGTCGTTCCCGACTGGCTATACGTCGCCGGAACGCCGGTCAAATCAGCAGCAGAACCTTCAACGTAACGCTCTGAACCCAGAATCAAATCGCTTCGAGTGTTGGATTCGTTGAGGTCGTTGTACGCGTTACCGACCACGTTCCAGTGGTGGTAATACGTGCTGTTGTCAGTCAGGTCGTAGAAGATGCAGTTCTTGACGATGCTACGCGCAGCGCCGACCACAATCGTGTCGTTGACCGAACCCGCAAAGCAGTTGGAAATCTCGCTCATAGCGATAGCGCCAACTGTAATCGGGTTGAAGTTACCCGCAAGCGTGGTGTCCATTATTGACAGGTGCAACCCGCCCACAGCGCCGGTCTTGATGCCGTTGCCAAAGTTGCCCTCAAACCATGCGTTCTTGATGGACGCGACGGCATAGCCGACTTCATCGTCCATCGTCACATCGTAGTAGATACCGCCCGTGCCGGTGTTGCCCGAGGTGCCGTTAAAACTAATGTCGGTGCCAACAACATGCACGCCACCGGCTTGCGTGATGTACAAACCCCAAGTGGTGTTACCGCTGAACTGCCCGCCGTAGAACGTCACCAAGTTGCTGTAGACGTTGTTGGCCGATTTCTCGCAATAGTAACCGTACAGGTTCGCTTGGAACGTGCAGTCGTATACGTCAAACACCAAGCCGCCAAGGCAGTGCAGGCCGTAGTTACAGTTGGTGATGTAGACGTTTCGCAGCACCCAACGGCCAAAGTCCGTGACCTTGAGGCCATTGACGCTGGCAACGCTGTTACCGTCAATCGCTAAATCAGAGATTTCGCTGTACGGCTCCAGCATCGTTGATATGCCGGACAAGTCCAAGATAGGCGTGGCGGTTGAGCCAAACTTCTTCAAAACCGTTGAGCGCTTGCCGCTGCCCTTGAGGTTGACGGTGATAAAGTTTGTCCAGTTACGCACAATCGAGGTGACGCGATAGGTGCCTGGAGGAAAGTACACCGTACCGCCACCCGCGCCGTAGACGTAATCAATCGCCGCTTGGATCGCTGCGGTGTCGTTCGTCGTACCGTCGCCCGTTGCGCCGTAAGCCTTAACGGAAACCGTTGGCCCGATTTGCGCGACCGTGGCTTTCTTGGTGACGCCGCCGTCAACGACCGGGACTAACGCACCATCGGAGACGGGGTTAGTCGCGGCGGGTAATTGCGAAATCTTGATGCTTGACATGTCTTACTCCGTCCAAGGCAACGCGACAGGCACGGCGTCATTCTTCGGCTGGTTGGAGAGCGCGGTCATCGCAGCCGCACGCGCCTCCCACGCCTTCTTGTGCGTGAGATTCCACACCCAGTTCAGCACAATCTCTTCGGTGAGATTAACCAACGGAATGAAATCACCGCTCGGTCGAGTCAGGCGGGTGGTTTGGCGCAGCGGGCCAAGGCTCCACTCGACGAAAGCCACGACGTTCTCATGTTCGTCTACTTTGGGCAGAACCCGCAGACCTTCGACCTTCCAGTTAGCCATTATTCTTCCTCAGACTGTTTAGCCTGTGCTTCGGCTTGCTCTTTAACCTTTAACAGCAACGGCCATGCGCCGCTGCTCGTTGGGAGTTGCCCCAGCACTTGCAGGATGGCGTTTACTTCCTCAACGGATAGTTCCAACTTAATCATTCTGCGCTCCACGGCAGCGGCTTGGCGACGGTCGGCGGATTTACTAGCGCTTCTAGTTCACGCGCTACGTTGGCCTCTACCTCGGCCTTGTCCACGCCGTTCGCCCACACCCAACCCAGCACATCGGCTTCGGTAAGGTCGGGATACGCCACGAAGTCATCGCCCGGTGAGGCAAAGCCCATGCTGCCGTAGTTGCTGGCGGTAAACTCGCCGCTGCTGTCGCTGCAACGCCATGCGGCAGTCACCACAACGTCGGTATGCGAGCCGTCTTGCGGCTTGACGATCATGCTTTCAATTTTCCAAGTAGCCATTTATTTAGCCTCCAGTTCAGCGACACGCTGCCGCAGGGATTTGACTTCCGCAAGCAGCAACGGGACAAGTGAAGAAACATCAATTTGCTGGTAAACGGGCTTGCCGTCTTTATCTACGGCATCTTTTTCACCACTAACTGCATACGGCGCAACCTCTTGCGCTTCGTGGGCAATCAGCATCGGACGCTCTACCGTCGCGCCGTTCATCTTGCCGACGTAGACCTTTAGCGCATCTACCAACTCGCCAGAATTTGTAACTGGCCCAATGATGGTTTTGGCGCGGTAATCCGACGTTGTGTTGTAACGAACAAGCCCGCCAGTACGGTCGTAATCAATAGAACCGCGAAGTGTTGCGCCGGCATCGGTTATAAATTCTTCAAATTTATTGTTGCCAGAGGTTGCTTTATTCCAAAGAACACTAGTGGCTGTTCCAGAATCATCGTTTATAAAAAGGCACGTTGAATTTCCTGCGCCCGTATTTGAAACGGCAAAAGACCGAGTTGACCAATTAGCAATGTTTTCTTTTACGCCAAGACCACCCGCCATGTAATTAAGCGCCGTCCCCGCTGCATAGAAGTTCCAGCGGTTAGAGCCAGAGGCGATGTCGGAGTAGAAGCCGTAGTTGTTGGTGGCGCCGGTGAGAGTAGATTCAGCAATAAACCCAAATTGACTGGTAACAGTTGATCCCGCGCCAATTGTTCCTTGCGCCGCACTAAACCCAACCAAATTTGCAGTTGTAAACGACGCCGCTTGGGTATTAAGAATTGACTGAATGCCATACCCGCCAAATGTAGAGCCACTTGGAACAGTGCCATTCATTAAAATCGCACGAGTAACAGTTCCTGATGTTGGGTATGTTCCTGTTACTTGAAATTTAGTCGTCGCATCCGCCGTCGCGCCGATCCCGACGTTGCCGGAGGAGTCAATACGCATCCGTTCGGTGTAAGTTGTGCCGTCAGACACTGATATTTGACCAAACGTCATCGCCGCATCTGATGGCGCAAAAGACCGGAAATCCCCCGACTGAACGCCAAAACCTGCTTTTGAATTGCTGCTGCGGAAAACAAACAACTTTTGAGCGGTAACGTCGGTACCTAAATCTAGTTTTGCTCCCGGCGAAGCCGTCCCAATACCGACGTTGCCGGAGGAGTCAATGCGCATCCGTTCGGAGCCATTGGTAAACACAATCCAAGGTCGTGTACCAGCAGCAACATGGTAGATCGCGGAATTGTTGGCGTTGATGTGGTAGTTGA